GAAATCTAATAATGATGTTTACGTCACCAAAAAACAGGTGGATCAGATTCTGGTGCACCGTTTTCTTTGGTACCAAATGGACCAAACAATAACTCTAACTCGGAGAAAAATATGAAATCACTTTTAATTACCCCTATGGTATGTCTACTCGCGACTGCAGCACAAGCTAATGATATCAAGTTCGAATATAATAAGAACGATCCAACTAGCGCGGCTGTTTCTAACTCAAACACTTTCAAGACAGAATTCACCAAAGCTTTCAATGGACCAGTTAGTTATCAAGTAGAAACTGTGGTCACACAAGCAGAAAATAAGGGACCAGTCACTGGTCAAGTCGTTGGTAAAATTACTACTTCTATTCCCGTTAATAATTACTTTACTGTGAAACCTAGAATCGAAGTCGGTCAAAACTTCGCTACTGTATCAAAGACCGGTCAGTTTTATGGCGGAGAAACTAAGATTACTTTCAATACTCCAGTCGATGGTCTTACGGTCAGCGGTGGATATAGAATTCGTAAGGGCTTTGGCTCTGTTTTGGGTCAGAACGTCAATCGTCTAGAAGTAAACACCGAATATAATCTTACAAAGAAGAATGTACTGGGTCTGGTTTATTACAAGAACACCGGTGATACACAGAGTAACGTATATGGAGTTTACACGAAGGTAAAGTTTTAATGATTGAATTAACCAGTCGCGTCGGCATCGTAGCATCTGCTTTTGATCTTCTACATCCTGGACATATCATGCTTCTTGCGGATGCAAAGAGTCGATGCGACTGGTTAATTGCTGCCCTTCATACTGATCCTACAATCGAGAGGCCGGTGAAATCTAAACCCGTGCAGACTACGGGTGAAAGATATATTCAATTGGATGCATGTAAGTATGTAGATGAAATTGTAACTTATGATACCGAGCACGATCTTCATGCATTGATGATATATAAAAAGGTAGATCTAATAGTTCTAGGTCATGAATACGCTGGAACTGAATATACTGGAAAAAAGCTTTTAGCAGAAAAGCATTTCCATTGTCGCAATCATGACTTCAGCAGTACTGAATTACGCAAAAGAATAAATATCAGGTAACGTATTTTAGGAGTATGATATGGAACCAGATATGCAAAAACTAATGAATTGGATTCTAAAAGTCGCCGTTGGTACTCTATCGAGTGTTATGGTCGCAGTAGTACTAGTTCTACTGGTAGGAATCTTTCTTCCAAACGAGCAAATCGATAATAAAGAAATTCTATCTATCATTGGCCCAGCATTCAATACCGTAATCGGTGCTTTCGTTGGACTTCTTGGTGGTCTATCGGTCAGTAATTCAATGAACAAGCCCGAGAAAGAAACTCCACCACCTCCAGCCGAACCAGAATCAGAGCCAGATGAACCAGAGCCAGATTTGGGCCCTCACCCAGACCATCCGGATGAAGAAATAATCTAAGGAATAACAACATGTGGAATGAAATCAAAAACTTTTTTAAGAGAATGTTTGGTTTAGTAGATACCAATCACGATGGTAAAGTATCAGTTCAAGAAGCTCAAGCCGCAGCCTTTAACGCTAAGAATATTGAACAGACAGCTAAGGCAGACTTTACAGCTACGACTAATAAACTCAAAGCCGAAGTAGAAGCTACAGTCACTGAAGTAAAGCAAGACGTCAATATCGTAACTGCCTCGGCAAAAGAAACTATTAAGAAAGCAAAATTGGCTGTCGACGTAGCTAAGACCGGTAACATTCAAGGTGCTACTGCGGCCGTGAATGAAGCAATCGATTCAGCTAAGAAGACAGTTGCAGAAGCTGAAGCTCTTCCAACTAAGGTTCGTAGAGGAAGAAAGCCTAAGGCTGGTTGACATTAAATAATAAAAGTATTATATATAGTAACGGCGATGCCTAACGGGTCGCCGTTATTTTTTTATCTCGCTTAACAGGAGAAACACATGACATATAAGTTCGACCACACTTTTTCTGATCTTGCGAAGTTCGATAAGTTCTTCATCGGTGCCGATCAGATGTTAAAGAAGTTCAGCGACATGACTGCTCAAACAGCAGAAGTCGTTTCAAAATATCCTCCCTACAATATCAAGAAAGTCGACGATAACCGTTACGTTATCGAGATGGCTGTTGCCGGATTTGGTAAGCAGGACATCGAGCTGACTCTCGAGGATAACAAGCTCGTCGTGACCGGTAAGACCACGACTGCGGAGGAAGATTCCTCATACCTCTGGAAGGGAATCTCTAATCGAGCATTTAGTCGCCAGTTTACTCTGGCCGATAATGTAGAGATTAAGAACGCTGATCTTCTTAATGGAATGCTGAAGATTTGGCTTGAAGCCATTATTCCGGAATCCAAGAAGACCAAGAACATTCCCATCAATGAACCCGAATCAAAGCCCGATTTTTTGACGGAAGGAAAGAAAAGTGTATAATTCAGAAAAGCTCAATACTATCAGTCAAGTACTGGCTCTAATTTTTGGAATCAGTCTTTCGATCGCATATGTGATTGCTCTGACGATGTAATGTATAAATAAGGGGGAGCAATCCCCCTTATTTTTTGGAGCCGATATGAAGTCATACAACGAATTTCTAGACGAAGGTGTTAAACTTAAAAAGGGAACTCTTCCTACAGAACTCGATTTCAACATCGATCCAAGAGATATCTCTAAAGAAAAAGGATTGAACGGCAACGTCACGGCTTATTTCTCTAAGCCAATCAAGATTAAAGTCAAGAAACTGTTGACGCTTCCGGGTGGAGCAGGAGAAGAAAAAGATCGTCTTTCTAATAAGACTCTACAGGGTTCTCTTCTCGATCAAATTATTAAGAAGCCAAATAATTTTACCAAGGTCATCAATCCAATTACTGTCGGAGTGAATAAGCAAGGAGATGCTTATATCATGGACGGAAATCATAGACTAGGTTTCGCTAAACGCCATAATCTAGATCACTTACAAGTCGTAGTTAAATACTACGATGGTGGAGAAGAAGCTAAAAGCGAGTTCTCTCCAAAAAATTTGTTGAAGAAATGAAATCTTTCAAAGAAGTCATTTCAGAAATAACAATACGAGACGCCTCTGGAAAAATGAAGCGTCTCGCATGTGTTTCTATTCGTCAAGCTGATAGTAAAATCAGATGCCTACCGCCCGGAAAGAGCGGTAGCTCTGGAGGCGGCGGAGTTTAGAGCCAGCCCGCGTACTTATGAGTCTTGGCTTGACGATCTGGTAGACCGATTGTTCCACCATTTACTCTCTTTGTAACTTGAAGAATAATCGCATCAGTAGTACCTGGATCGCATATTGCCCAGAGATGGTTTCGTTCGAAGAACCATAGGGCAGACTCAAACGATAGCTCGGTGGCTACGATATCTGGATTGGTGACTACGTCTGGTCTCTTGCAATATGCAGCAAAAGCTTCATAGTTGTCTTTACCAGTCAGCTGAATTGCTCCACGACCTCTGTACTTGTATCCGTCTCCAGAAGCTTCTGAACCGTTTCCCATACGATTAGCATAGACTCTGTTAGCGATCTTTTCTGGCTTACGAGCATAAGATTCTGCTAGAGCTGGAGTCGGAAAATACTTCTTAAAAATCTTGAGAAGACCATCCTTAGAATAGTTTAGATTTTCAGTAAAGACCTTGAAGTCTCCAGTTTCGTGTCCAGTCTGTGCAAAGAAATGCGCTGCTCTATTCTTGCTTAGTTTGAAATATGCTGCTGCAGCTTTAAGTGTTCCTGGCCCGAAAGCACCGTCGGCCGTAACGCCGATCTTCTTCTGTAATGCAATGAGACTCATGTAAACTCCGTTATGTTACATGATATAGCTTCTTCACTTGAAGAAATCAACGCGATGGAATATTTATCATTTACTTTTATTCAAAGCGATGTACTATATAAAGATAGAACCGAAGGGAGAAGTATGAGTAAATTTTATACTGACGTAACACTACATCGCGGTAAGATTCTCCTGCGAGGGTATGATAATGGTAAGAGAATTCAACGAAAGATCGATTATAAGCCGTATCTCTTCGTTCCTTCTAAGAATAACAATGGAGAGTATCGTTCTCTCTTTGGCCAAAATCTAGATAAGCTCGAGTTCGACAGTGTCTACGAAGCTAAGGATTTCCTTAAGCGTTACGAAGATGTGTCTGGATTCGAGATCTTTGGCATGACTAAGTTCGAGTATCCGTTCATCAACGACTATTATCCCGGTGAAGTCAACTTCGAACCCGATCGAATCAATGTCGGCTTCATCGATATCGAAGTCAAGTCTGATGATGGTTTTCCTGACATTAGGAAAGCCGACAAAGAAATCACCGCCATCACCATCAAGCGTCGCGATCTAATCATCGCTCTTGGTTGTGGAGAGTACGATGCTCCAGATGGTGTGATCTATCTTAAGTGTCCTAACGAGGCTGCTCTACTGCTGAAGTTCCTAGAAATCTGGAACAAGCTCGATCTTGACATCATCTCTGGATGGAACATCGAGTTCTTTGATATTCCCTATCTGGTCAATCGTATCACAAACATTCATGGCGAAGAGTTCGCTAAGAAGCTTTCACCGTGGGAGATTTTGTATGAAAACACAATCGAAATCCTTGGTAGGCCAACGCAAGTCTACCTTCCGAAAGGCATCTGCGTCCTCGACTACATGCAACTTTACAAGAAGTTTACGTATGTCAATCAAGAATCCTACAAACTGGATCACATCGCGTTCGTCGAACTGGGCGAACGAAAACTGGACTATTCGGAGTATGAGGGTCTCAATGATCTATACCAACGAGACTTTCCAAAGTTCATGGACTACAACATTCATGACACCGTACTCGTCGAAAGACTCGATCAAAAACTAAACCTTATTAGTCTGGCCATGACGGTGGCCTATGATGCCAAGATCAACTTTGGTGATGTGTTCTCTCCGATTCGTCTGTGGGACATCATCATTCATAATCATTTGATCGACGCAAAGATAGCTATCTCTAAGCCCAAAAACAATCGTAAGCTCGATAAGTTTGCCGGCGCTTATGTCAAAGATCCTCTGATTGGAATGCACAACTATGTGGCATCCTTTGACGTCGAGTCTCTATATCCTTCTCTGATCGTTCAGTACAACATCTCTCCTGAAACGTATCGTGGAAAGATGAGCCGGTACTTTACGGTCGATCAGTATCTCGACAACTGTCTGTATAACACCGACATTCCTCAACTTCTCAAGGACAAGAACTTGGCTCTCACGGCCAACAGCTGTCTTTGGGATCGAGACTTCAAGGGTGTATTCCCTCAACTTGTCGAGAAGATGATGGGTGATCGTAAGCGATACAAGAACATCATGATCGAGGCTAAGAAGGAGTACGAAAAGAATCCGAGCAACGAGTTGAAGAACAAGATCGCTAAGTATGATAATCTTCAGATGGCTCGAAAGATTGCTCTTAACTCACTCTATGGCGCTCTAGGTAATCAATACTTCCGTTGGTTCGAGATCGAGTTCGCCGAAGCCATCACTCTCTCTGGTCAATTGGCTATTCGTTGGACCGAACGCAATGTAAATTCTTTCTTGAACAAGGCGGCGGGCTATCGTAAAGATCGAGTCATCGCTATCGATACCGACTCTGTCTATCTGAACCTTGAAGATCTTGTCAATAAGAACGAAAAGAATCCAGTCGACTATCTTGACAAGATCGGTAATGAAGTCCTAGACAAGAAGATCAAGGCTAGCTTTGATTCTTTTGCCGAGTACACTAACGCTTATACTCCGTTCCTGAAGATGAAGCGTGAAGCTATCGCCGATAAGGGCATCTGGACCGCCAAGAAGCGATACATTCTGAACGTGCATGACAACGAGGGTATTCGCTATGCAGAGCCCAAGCTTAAGATCATGGGCATCGAAGCCGTCAAGTCTTCGACTCCCTCGAGCTGTCGTGAGAAGATCAAGCAAGCTCTTAAGATCGTCATGAATGGCACAGAGCAAGAAGTCATCAAGTTTATCAATGACTTCCGTGAAGAGTTCAAGACTCTGCCGTTTGAAGATGTTGCTTTCCCTCGTGGATGCAACGGCCTATCTGACTATCGTGATAAGAGCACGATCTACAAGAAAGCCACTCCAATTCATGTTCGTGGAGCTCTGGTCTACAACAACATGTTGAACGAACGTGGCCTTAGTAACAAGTACGAACCAGTCAAGGAAGGTGAGAAGATCAAGTATTGTTACCTGAAGCTTCCCAATCCTCTACGCGAAAATGTGATTTCGGTAGTCAATACTTTGCCAAAGTCACTCGATCTAGATCAGTATATAGATTATAATACTCAATTCAATAAAGCTTTCCTCGATCCTCTCAAGATCATTCTGGACGCCATCGGCTATCAGACAGAAAAGAAAGCGACTCTTTCGAGTTTCTTTGATTGACATTATTGCATACACTGTATAAACTGTTATAAATTGCGAGGTAATATGAACGCACTACTGCAAAAAATCAAAAAGAATTCCACTATTCAGGATAGCGATGTACTCGCTGAGTCTAAGTTCTTTAATGAAAAGGACATGATTTCGACTCCAGTTCCTATGATCAATGTGGCATTGTCTGGATCGCTTACTGGCGGTCTTACTCCTGGTCTTACGATGTGGGCCGGACCTTCTAAGCACTTCAAGACTGCCTTCTCTCTGCTGATGGCTAAGTCTTACATGGATAAGTACACCGATGCTGTGATGCTCTTCTATGATTCTGAGTTTGGTACTCCTAAGTCATACTTCGAATCGTTCAACATTGATATGGATAGAGTCCTTCACACTCCGATCACTGACATCGAACAACTCAAGTTCGATATTATGCAGCAGATCGATAATCTGGCTCGTGGTGATCGGGTCATTATCGTGGTAGACTCGATCGGCAACCTTGCTTCTAAGAAAGAAGTCGAGGATGCTCTGGAGCAAAAGTCTGCTGCAGACATGTCTCGTGCTAAGCAAATCAAATCTCTATTCCGTATGGTTACTCCACATCTGACGATCAAGGATATTCCGATGATTGTGGTCAATCATACTTACAAGGAAATGGCTCTGTTCCCGAAAGACATCGTCTC